AATCGGAGTTTTGCTTTTCATGGTATGGTTTGTATCATGGTTAAAGAGTGAGAGTGCAATGTGCATGAAATCACCCATAACTTATTTTGAAGAAAAGAACGAGGGTGCAAGTTGCAGTTGCTATAAAGACGGTGTAAAGTGGCCAAACACAATAAGCACAGGCCAAAATGGTGTTGATCTCCCAAATTCAATAAATTGGGATGATATTGTATCCAACGATTTAAATAATACTTCTCCTTAAAATCATTAACAGATGCGAGTGGATGCACTCCTCCCAATATTGCGAGGCACGGACATCCACTCCATTTTGGGTTTTATAGAAATCTTTTACATTTCCAAAAAAGAGGTGATCTCTTTTCAAACAAATAATTATCTTATAAATCTTTGGATATTCCCTTAATTCTCTCCAAACTCTTTGCCTCATCACTATGGAGATAAATCTCTGTGGTTGCAAGGTTTGTGTGGCCAAGATACCTTTGAATATCACGAACTGATGCACCACTCTCCTCCAATTCTGTTGCACGAGCATGTCGGATCTCATGAGGCCTCACAGCATGATCAAATGCCTTTTTACTGTACTTCTTAATTAAAGCCCAAACTTTCCATTCATTCATCTTTGCAAACAAAGGGTTATCCATTGCATTTAATTTCTCAATAATATCAGCAGGTTTCATGTGAGGGGTTAAGATCCCTTTATCAAAATAGATCTCCAAGATTGACTTAACGGCCTTTGGATGCACAACAACTCTCCTCTCTTTATTCCTTTTTCCAATGATACTAAACTCACAGAATTGATCAGGATCATCAAACCATTTTGCCCAACTGAAAGAGTTTGTTTTGATTGTCAGGATCTCCGATCTTCTCAATGCACCATAATAAATAAGATCAAAAACAATCCCATCTCTTTTCTTTTCAAGGTAAGCACTCTCTCTTATCTTATGGATCTCAACTCTTGATACAGGCCTGATCAATCTCCTCTTTTTAGATCCTGTCTTAACCTTTGGCAGATCAAACTCTTTATCCTTTTTCAAAAATTCAAGGTATGATTTGAGGTAAGCCCTGCAAACAGGATTGTTATTTTTAGATTGTACAAAAGAGTTTATTGATTTTTGTGTGCATGGGAGATCCATAAAATATTTGTGGTAAGTCAGATAATGATAAACCGATTTGTCAGAAAGGCCTTTAATCTTCTTCAAGTAATTAACATATTCCTGCAATTGATCACCCATTTTAATCTCCAAAGAGTTTCCAAAAACAGTTTGCCGAGCAAATTTTTGGATAGCACTCTAATTCATATTAGAGTGATACAGGGTAAGTTTAAATATTTTTGGTTGATCTATCCAATACATTAATTACATTGATCAAACTGTTTGTGGATCGTTATCGTGTTTTTGAGTATTTATCAAAAGATCACAAGAGATTGTGTGCATTAAATTGATCCACTATCTTTCTCCTTTGCTTTCCTCTCCCAATAATAAGATGTAAGTTTATGATCTTCTCCCATCTCCCTCAACTTCACTCTCAATTGATTTTGAAATGATTGAGGTTTAAGGCCATGTGCAAGAGCAAAGCCATCAACAAGAGTACCATTCTTAACCTTTCCATCTTTAAGCATGTTAATCATGATCTCATAAGGATCTGTCTTTTTATCCTCTTCATCAATGCCCATCTCTTCTTTTGCAACTAAATTCCTTTTACGATCCTTAACCTCCTGATACTTCAACTCTGATGCCTCTCTTAACTTTGGAAATTTGAGGATACCTCTGAATGTGGTTAATCTTGTGTATTGAGGCCTTGTAATTCCTTTCTTGATCCAATCTCTTTCAATCTTCTCATTTGTGGCCTGATCCCACTTATCTTTAACATAAATTGTTTGATTAGGGGTTTGGATTACAGCAACACCTCTCCTCACAACTGTGATCCTTATTTTACACAAATTCTTTATTTGACTATCCAAAGTTTGAAATTGTGGCACACATGCAATAAATAAATTCCTGTGATCTCTGTTCATGTTGATCATCTTCACAATGTCTTTTTGTTCAGTATCATAAAAATCTCTATTAAAAGTTACATTGATCATCTCATCACCAATCCCAATTGCCTCCCACTTATGCCAAAATCTCTTTGTTTCTTTTTTTGTATAAACAAGAGAATGATCCCAATGGAATTTATATTTTTCATGATCAATCTTTTTAAATTCACGAGCAACACCTTTTGCCAAATGAATTGCCAAAGTTGATTTTCCCAAACCTCTGTTTCCCTCAATAATAATAAAACAATCAAATTTGTTTTGAAGAATACGAACAATCATGGAGATCATTTTGATCAAACTCCATTGCATTACAACTGTCATTTAACCTCCATCCACAATACCCTGCATGATCTTATCAAGATCAATCTCCTCTGATGCCCTGAAAATAAGGTTTGCATTGTTTAGAGGGGTATTTAATTTATCCTTAATGTCTTGAAGAATATCAAGGATCTTATCAAACAATTTCTCATCAATATCAAAGATCTCATCATGAGTTACTGCATCCTCTTTGCTTTCATAAGATTTTGATAAAAACTCACTAATTGTTTTTATCCTCTCCTGCAATGCCTTGACAGATGGTTGATCCTCTGTTTTCAATGCAAAAAGAACATTCCCAATCAATTGTTTTAATGTTGAATGAAATCTTTGCAAGGCCTCAACTCTCCTCTTTTTTATGTCATTATCTGATAGCATCTGATCCTCTCCAAGATCTTCTGTACCAAATTGAGAAATAGTATCAAAACGATCAAGCAAAATCAATTGCCTTAAAATTTTTAATTTTGTGTATCCATCAGCAACATTCCAATTGTCTGTGCCAAGATTGATCTCTCCTCCGATTTTATCACCACTCTTTTTAAAACTCATATTAAAAATAGTGTGTGTAATTTTATAAATCTTTGGATTAAACAAACATTTATATATTTATTATACATGAGTTATACATGGCGAAGTTATCTCAACAATTTGCAGAAGAGAGGGAGAAATTACAACAACAGAGGAGGCCGACGAGAACTCAAAGAGTTGGCCAACAACAAGCAGTACAAAGGTACAATTTAGAATTAGCAAGATTTGAGGCATTAAAAGAACAAGCCAAAAAAATTCAAGAAGAAAAGTTTAAAGATCAAGTTGTTGAAGTTGATGAGAAATTTAATATTTACAGGCCAAGAGAGTACTCTGCAAGAGATTGGGATCGTATGAGCCAAAGGAATAAAGATGCTATTATGAGGCAATGGCAGAAAGGCAGAGGAGAGGATTATTATTACTCAAAAGGTTATTTGGTGGTACATTCAACAGGCACAAGGAAAGTGCAAAAAACAATCCCTTTTACTCTTGAAGATACAGGAGATCAAGATTATTCTTATAAAGATGTTTATGAAACCTTATCACCTGAATTAAAACAATTTTTTGATACTCCTGATGTTGTACTCCAACAAAAAGCAGAAAGGATTGAAACAACAAAAAAAACTATTCAAGAAAAGTTATCTTATGCAGATCAGAAAATTGCAGAGGCAAAAGCCAAATATGAAAAGAAAAGGCAAGAGTATCAGGATTGGTGGAGTAGGAAATCATCAAAGTACAGATCAGATCCAAAAAACAGGGAAAGAAGAAACGAAAGAGAGAGAGATATGGAGAATGATCTTGAAGAAGAACAGGCCAAATGGCAAGGTTATAAAGAGGGTTTGGGTAAGGGTTTGGGTGAGTTAGGCCAAAACAAAGATGTTCAATTTTCAGACATTGAAAGATATGCATGGGATGTTGCAGATTATGAAGAAAGAAGAGAAGAGGCAAGAAACGAGCAAAGAGATTACGAATACAAACAAAAACAAGAAATTAAGAAATTAGAGGATGCAGGATACAAACCCTTTGTAATTGAAAAATCTTTTAAAGGAAATCCTGAAAGTGTGGAATTGTCTTATTACAATGCACAAACAGGTGATTGGAAAAAAATTACAGAAGTCAAGACAAAAGGCAAACTTAATGTGAAAGATCTTGAAAAAATTGGTTATTCTGATCCACAGCAAAGAACTCTTGAATTTGCAGGGAAAGAGTACAAATTTACATCAAGAGTTGGAATTTACAAAGAAAGTGATGGGGATATTGTAACTCCCTATGGAAAAACAGGATTTACAGAGCAACAACTCATAAAACAATCACAAGATCAAGCATACAAAGATTGGCAATCAACACAAAAAGATAAACCAATTACATTGCCATTTAAGATGATCCCTGCAAAAGATCTGCCTTTTGGTTATGGAGGCCAACAAACTATCATGACAGACGGCATGGGAAAAGAGATCAAACCATCTGTTTTTATTTCTGAAAAAGATTATTATTTGAATGACAAAAAAGATCCATTATCAAATCTTTTGGGTAAAGGTTGGGATAAAGTTAAGCAAGGTTTTAATTGGGTTGATGAAAGGGTTAATTGGGATTTTTCTTTGACAGGATCTCCATCAATGCCAAAAGTAAGCATAATCTCTTTTGGAAAGAAAGACGAGCCAAAACCAACAATTTTTGACAAAGGAATTGAGGGATTGGAGGGTGCAGGACAAAGTGTTGAGGAGTGGGTAATTGGAAAAGATAAGATCCAAGAGTATGAGAGTGGCCTTGAAACAAAATACCAATCTCAATATCAATCAGCATTTGAAAGTAAGTACATGAAAGATCTTATTTACAATCAAACTGATTTTGAAACAGCATCAGCAGATTTTATGAAAAGTGATGAGGCAAAGATCATCACCAAGAAATATCAAGAGGAATATGCAACAGGTTACAAAGAATTGCAAACCGATGTTAATTTTTGGAAAGGTACAGCAGGAGGAGTTGCACAAACAGGAATTGGTTTGGGATCTTTTGGATTAAGTGCAATTAAATCTCCAACAAGAACAGCATTAACTGTTGGTGCAGTTTATACAGGGGTGGGAGTTTTAAAAGCATTGCCAACATCTGTGAGTTTAGGTTTGACAGCAGGATTGGGTGCTTATGGAACTTATAAATTTCTTGATCCTGAAAGCACATACATTGAAAGAGGAGGAGGCCTTGTAACAGCAGTTATATCAGGATCTGTTTTGGCAAAGGCAGGTTATCAATATCTTAAATCTCCTGTTGTAAAAACAGTTGCAATTAAACCTCCAAAGGCATCACTCAAAGCATCAGAGGTGATTGGAAAAGATGTGAAGATCATCACAAATCAAGGTACGGTAAATAAAGTTATCTTTGAAAATCAAAAACTCTCACAATTTGCACAAGCAGGGAGGAGAACAGTTGTAACAACAAAATGGAGAGCATTGACAAACAAATATTTGGGTACAAACTTAAAAAACATTTATGAGGGTATTCCAACAGCATCAGGAGGTACAGCATACAAGATTGACAGTTTGAGGAGATCTTATACTGTTCAGGCAAAACCAAGTGGTTATCAAAAGGCCTTGAAACTCTTAAAAGATTATGGATGGAGTGATGCACAGGCAAAATCAACTTTGAGATATTATGCACCAAGAGTTACAGAGCAATATCTTTCAAGAGGTGTTTTGACAGTTAAAGGATCAAAAGCAGTTGGAGAATTTGAATACTTAACAAAAAGGCCAATAATTGATGTTGATAAGAATTTGGGAATAAAAACAAGAGGAGGTGCAACAACAAAGGACTTTTACGATGTTGAAAGAAAACTTTTAAACATCAAAGGCACAAATGTTGTTTTTGAGGAAAAATCTGCAATATCTTCTGTTTTAGATAAAAGTGGCAGGATCAAAGAGTTTAAGAGTTTTCAATATTCAAAATCACTCAATGTTGGAAAAGCAACAGATTTACAGAAAGGATGGTATTATAAGAAAGTTGGAGATCTTGATGTTTTCAAAGAGGCACAATTTAAGGATATTTACTCTGTATCTTTTGAAAGAAACCTATTCCCAAGAGATAACATTTTAAGAATTGATGCAGGGAAAACAAAATTAATTGATCAAATAATTGATTTAAGAGATAAGGGATTTACAAAATACACAGGAGGCAAGAAAACTCCTTTTTCAAAAACATTCTCTGATCAAATTGATGATGTTGCCTTTGGATCAGGAAAAACAACAGCACCAACAAAACAATCAGATGTGCAAAAGATCATTGATAAATTGGATGATATTGGATCAACTCCAACTCCAAAGCAATCAGAATATTATGGCACAGGGATGTATGAGAGATCAGATGTTTATGGAGGTTTTACTCCATCCCAAATGAGAGAGTTGGGTTTGCAACAATCATTAAAATCAGTACCTGCACCAACTCAAATAAAAGCAGTTAATCTTAAAGATCTAATCAAAATAAAGTTTGATACTTTTTCAGGTTTGAAAGTTGGCCAATTGAGTGCAATTAAAACAGCAACAGGATTGAAATCAGATGTTGGAATGAAATCAGATCTTAAAATTTCAAATCAATTAAAGAATTTGCTTAAAGATGATCTCCAAATGAAAGTTGCACAACAACCTGCATTGAAAACAAGCACAGCATTAAAATCTCAACTTAAATCTCTTTTAGATATTGGATCAGTATCACCAAGTTTAAGATCTCCAACAATCACAAGGCCTCCAAGAATACCTGATATTAAACCTCCAATTCCAAAACCTTTTATAATTCCATTCTTAAAAGCAGAGATCTCCAAGAGATCAAAGAGAGGTAAAGGTAAGAGTGTTGATGAGTTGGCATATCTCCCTGATTTTACATCAAGAGCATTGGGATTGGAGGCAGAAACAGTATCAGAGAAACAAGCAAAGAAGAAACTTAAAAAACTTTTAACAGGCCTTGAAATTAGAAGAGGGGTAAAAGTGAAATGGTGAAAGCAAAACTATATAAATATTGTGTGTGTCATTTGGATACAATGGATACAAGAGAGGTGATGCATGGCAGTTAATTTATCCCAACAAGATATTGCAGATCTAAAAAAGCAAGGATACTCCGAGCAAGAAATTGCAAAAGCAATTGGTGAAATTGAAAGAGAGGAATTACAAGGATCATCAACAAGAGATAAAGTTGATCCAAGAGCAAACTCTCAAACCTCTGCATTTGCAACAGGCAGGATGGATGACATTGCAAGGTATCAATTGGAGTTAAACGATCTTTTAGAACAAACAGAGCATATCTTAAAAGGTGATATTGTGAAGTGGGAGGGAGGCATGAAAGTTTGGAAACCAAACCCTCATCCTGAAACTAATCCTTTAAACGATGAGGGAATAAGAAAGATCATGTTGGATCTTCAAAATTATATCAACAGGCATGTTATTTTGGGAGATTATGAAGATCAAGACATTAACAGGATCATGACAGATTACGGCAAGAAAGTTGCAGATCTTATTTTTATGAAATATGAAGAGATGGGAATGGATACAGAAGAGAAGAGGCAAGAGTATGCATCCCTTGTAATGAATATTGTTAATTTAGTTTATGCATCATATTCAAGAGCAAAGGATGGAGGAGAAAGAAGATCATTAAGAGAGATGATCAACATTCAAGGAAATTATCAACAGCAAGGGATGGCAGGACAAGGCCTTGTGATAAATGGCCAACAACAAAAAACAAGGGGTATCCTTAATCCCATGAGGTATGTTGCAGGAAAATATGTATAAAAAAAAATATATGTTCGGAATTGTACTGTTATGCACGATCTTCTTAATGGCAATGATCTCTGCCGAAACAGTAAAGAGTGGCCAAAATGTTAATTTAACAATTTCTTGTGATGTGATCAATTGTAGTGATGGGGATATTTATTTAACTGTCTTTAATGCAGATTATCAAAAAGTTGTGGATAATCAAAACACAACAAAAGAAAACGGATATTTTTTTTATACCTTAAATTTAACTGATCAACAAAAGTATTCTTATTTTATTTCAAGCGACAATGATTTTTATTCTTCTTCTTTTACAGCAACAGAGAGTGGAGTTGAATTAACAGAGGGCAGATCTCTTTTGGTTATTGGCCTTTTAACTCTCCTTGTTTTTCTTCTCTTCATAAGTTTGTATGCATTATTTAATGTTGATCAGTACATTGGAAAGTTTGCATTGTATTGGGTATCTCATATTTTAATGATCATAATCTCTTTTGTTGCATGGCAAGTTGGAGTTGAGGGATTGTTGGGAGGCATGGCATTAACAGGAGTTTTCAGGATCATGTTTTGGATCTTTACAATTGCAGTATTGCCAATGATAATTTTATCAGGTGCATGGGTAATTTACATCCATACCTTTAATGAGCATTTTGAGAAACTAATTGAAAAAGGTGGAAATTCGGAGGAGGCATTTAGGATGGCCAAGAGAAAATCAGGAGGATGGTTTAATGGCAAGTAAGAGCCGTGTGCCAATGCAGGTATCTCCTGAATTTGAAAACAGAATTAAAAAACTACAAGCAGAAATAATGAAAAAGCAAGGGAAAAACATAAGTTTAAGAGATCTCACAGAGAAGATCACAAAGACACCGACATTTGAAGAGTTGGAAAAGCAGATATTAAATGTTGGAAATATTGACATCAAAATAAATCTTGACAGGAGGAAAAGATGAGATCTATCTTAAAAGATAAAAGGGGAGGATTTACAGATCTTTTTATTTTCATGATCTTTGCAGTTGTGATTGTTTTTGTATCTGTCTTATGGATTTACATGAGTGGCATTACAAACGATAAACTTCAAGAAACAATTGGCCAAATGGATCTGCATGATACACAAGGAAATAATGCAAGTGTGGTTATTGAGAATACTGTTGGATCAGGAGGTTTTGATGGATCAATCCAAGCATTGCATTGGATCACAGTATTTTTAATTGCAGGAATGATTTTGAGCATATTCATTGGATCTTATTTGGTAACGACAAAACCAATCTTCTTTATCCCTTATATTTTCATCGTGATAATTGCAATTGTTGTATCTGTGCCAATGAGCAATACTTATGAGCAATTAATGAGTGATGCAACATTGAGTGCAACTTTTACAGGATTTACAGGTGCAAATTGGATCATGTTAAATCTGCCAATATGGATCACAATCATTGGGATCACAGGAGGAATAATCATGTTTAGCAGAATGGGAAAAAAGGAGGAGAATTTTTATGGTTATTAAAAATAAATTAACATTTGTGTTAAGTATCTTTTTTGTATTCACATTTTTATTGATAAATGTTAATATGGCAAGTGCAACTGAATTGGATGACAGTTTAACAAAGATTGATACAAAAACAACTCTTAATCCATTTGGATATAAAAAAATAGTTTATGAGCCAATAACAACAGAGAAATTAATTGATGAGAGTTTTATGTTTAAAGAGGAAAGTTTTGATTATCCTGTTGTAAGGATCAGTAAATCTTTTTTATGGGTAACAACAGATAAAATTGCAGAGTACAAATTGACAAATTCAGGAAATTCTTTAATAAACTCTTTTACAGAGGGAAAGGCCATTTTGTATGAAAAGGGCAAGTTATTTGATGAGGCAAGATTTATTGGATCAAGAGGAGAGAATAAAGAACTTAATTACAATTATTTTATCAAAAAGGATATTGAGTACTTTAATGAGATCCCTGTTTATTCAAAAACAGAAATTTGTGAGGACATCAAAACAAATGAAACAATAAAATCAACAGAAAAAAATTGTTATTTCCCTGTGGATCATTATGATCAAGAGAGTTATTTTATAAGTGAATGGGTTAAATATAATTATGAGATCCTTGATGCAGGAGAATATGAGTGGAAAGTTGAGGCAGAAAGGCCAATAAACAAAAAGATTGATTTTATCCCTGTTGCACAAAGTATTGTTTTGGATGAATATATTTGGTGGGATAATGATTGGCAATATAAAAAACCAATTAACATCTCAACTGCACAAGTAACAAGGAATAATTATACTGTACTTCTTAACATTGCTTATGATAGTGATATGCAAACAGATTTTGATGATTTAAGATTTACAAATGGTGCAGAAACTCTTGAATTAAATTATTGGTTGAATAACAAAACAGACAGTACAAGTGCTTATGTTTGGGTTAATACTTCTTTAACACAAAACCAAAACACTACAATTTACATGTATTATGGGAATGGTGCAGTTGCATCTGCATCTGATAGATCAAAAGTTTTTGCAAATTATAACTCTCATGGAGATCCATTAACAACAGGAAATGCAGAAACAAGAACAGAACAAAAAGGATTGGTTATTTTAACAACAGCACCAATAATAATTGATAGAATAACAAAGGATGCAGGAGATGGAAACAGAACAAAAATAGTTGATGGAACTTTATCAGGAGGGATTGATGGAACTTTGGCAAATCCAACAAATATTTATGCAACAGCATGGACAACAGGAGGGATTGGAAATTTAACAAATCCCTATGTAATTGCAAATAATACTTACATTTATTTGGCATCAGATAAAGGAGGTGCAAGTTATACAAACAGGTATGGAAACTCTGGAACTTCTTATCCATTTGTAAGGGCAGGTGCAACATGGGTTACTGCTGTTAATTGGAATAACGATGCAGGATCAAATGTTCATTCTTCATGGATTTGGGATATTTTAGGATTTAATTTTGGATATGATCCACAAGCAACAATCTACTTTGGAGAGGAGGTATCTGCAAACTATTTTGAAATAAATTTAATCTCTCCTGTTGATGACTACAATTCAACATCTCAAAGCATTGATTTTGAATGTAATGCAACAGATGAAACAGGAGTTTTGAGTTTAAACTTAACAATCAATGGCACAGTTTATGAAACAGTAACAGGTGCAGGATCTTCAAATTTAACCTTGTCATCAACTGAAACTTTGGCAGATGGATATTGGGAATGGTATTGCACAGGGAATGATGATCAAGAAACAAAGAACTCAACAACAAGATCTCTTTTAATTGATAGCCAATCTCCAACACTCTCAACAGCATACAATCTCACAGATCTGATCACTTTGACTTTGCCAATAAACTCAACATGGCATTTCAATGCAACAGATACTCACATAAGCACATGCTATTATAACACAACAGATCATGCACAAACAATTGTTGCATGTAACTCCACAATAAATACAACATGGGCAACAGAGGGTACAAAAGAAATTTATTATTGTGCAAATGATACTTTTGGCCTTGAAACCTGCAACAGCACATCAATTGATATTTATCACATCACTTATGATCAAGATGCAAATCCAAGAACAATTGCAGAGGGATTTAATGTAACTTTCAACTTAACTGTAAATATGACAAGTATTCCAACATCATCTGCCTATTTGGTTTTAAACAACACAGTTTATCCTGCAACAACTTCAACTCCAAGTGCAAACAGTTATTTCTTTGAGAGAACTGTGGAGATCCCTGATAATTTTGGAAATGCAACAGGAATTGTACAAGATTGGTATTGGAATTATACAATTGATGGAGTGATCACAAATCAAAGCACAAGCACAGACAACATCACAGTTTATGAGTTGGCCATTGATGATTGTTCAAGTTATGGAGATGTGATCTTAAACTTTTCTTTAAATGATGAAGAAACAAACATTTTAGTAAATGAGAGTGCAGGTGCAAATGTGGAGATTGATTTAACCTTAACCTCAAAAACAAACTCTGCAATATCTTTGACATACAGCAACACATGGACTAATGAAAACAATCCACAAGTTTGCCTCCCAAACAATGTTTTAAACAACTCTCAATATTGGTTGGATCTTGTTGTTGGTTTTTCAAGTACAGATCATGTATGGGAGTTTTATTATCTTGATGATGGAACTTTAAACAGCAGTAAGATCATACAAGATTTTAATGGAGATGTAACCTCAAACATCTCTTTGATGGATCTCTTAACAGCAGACAGTACATCCTTTTTATTCAATTACTTTGATCAAGATGGTTTGGCAGTAACAGATGCAATTGTGCATGTGATGAGGCAATACATTGGATCAGGCCAATTTTTAGAAGTTGAGAGAGGGAAAGCAGATGAGAATGGGGATACAATTGTGCATCTTGTTGAGGAGGATGTAATTTATTTCTTTTACATAACCCAATATGGAGAATTAATCTACACATCTTCAACTTATACAGCATTATGCCAAGCAACTCCCTGCCGTATTCAATTGGAGGCATCAGGATCAGGTGCAGTATTTCCGACAGATTGGGATTTGATTGATGGTGGTGCTTATTCAATCTCATCAGATCCAAGCACAAGAGAGGTTAATTTAACCTATGCCTTAAACAGTACAAGCACAATGAATTTGACAGTTTTTAAATACAATTCAGATGGATCTTATTCTCCAATAAATTCAAGTACAAGCACAGGCACATCAGGATCAATCTTAATGACAGTGCCACAGAGTGCAGGGAATGTATCCTTTTTTGCAACTGTTTATCAAGATGATGAGTTTAAAAATTCTGAATGGGTTGATTTTGAGGGTAAAGCACAGGATCGGTTTGGAGTAACTTTGGCCTTATTCATTGGTGCATTGATTATTTTAAGTTTGGGATTAATGGCAATAACAGAGGGAGTTGGTACATTAGTATTTGTTTTATTGGGAGTGGCCTTATCAGGATTTTTGGGATTAGTTACAACAACTTTGAATACAGGAGTAAATATTGTGGTTTATCTTGTTGTTGCAGGTGGGATCTTATTGTGGAAATTAACAGGAGGCAGGAGATAAATGGCAGAGGATAGTTTTGGATCAACAATCACTGCATTGGTTTTGTTTGTTGCATTTTCATGGTTGATCTTAACAGTTGCAATTGATTTTGGTGCAGAGTATGGCCGAGATGCACAAGAGATTGGAGATGGATCTTTAAATGTTGTTGATTTTCAAACAAGTGCAGAGGGAGTTGAGGGATCTGCACAAAGTTACAGAGCAAGATTTGAGAGTGGGAATGTTGATGATATTGATGATGCATCAGGTATTTTCTCAATAGCCACAGATATTGTGAATATGATCACAACTCCATTTAAACTTTTATCACAGATATTGGTAAATGTTTTCCATGTGCCATCATTAGTAATTAACATCTTTTTGGGATTATTGGCGATCAGTTTAATATTAGGAATATGGAGGTTGCTACGAGCAGGATCTTAAAATGGCATGGACTTCACCCACAACAATAAATGCAAGTGCAGGATTAGATAGTTTTCTGCCGTACATTTCAGAAGTAACAAACTTTTGGTTTGGCAGGATGCTTATGGTTGCAATATTTGTAATCTTCTTATTTGGATATTTGAGAGCAAAGGATGATGATTTTATTGGTGCATTGGCAGTATCTTCTTATGTAACTTTTGTTTTGGGATTAATCTTTTGGGTAATCGGCATTGTATCAGGATTGGACTTTGCAGTGATCATTGGAGTTGTGATCGTATCCTCCGTACTTCTTTTATCTCAAAAGAAAGATTACTAAATGGATACACAGTATCCACACATATTTAAATGATTTTTGTGTGTGTATTTCACAGGAGAGAGGTTTATCCTCTTAATTGACATATAGATGAAAGGAGGTAAAAAGACAAAGTGAAATTCGGTAAGCAAGATAAAGGTGTTGCAGGATTAACAATTTTGTTATCTCTTGTAACGATGCTTTTCGTGATCGGACTTCTTGTAATGATCTTTGCCCTGATGGGTGGTGAGTTACAGGATGCGACAACTGATGCAACTGCCATTGATGTAATCAATGACACGACATCAAGTATCTCATCGGTTACTGATTGGTATCCAATCTTTATTGTTATCGGTGCTATGGTAGTTTTGATCTTATTGACAGTTATAATTATAACAGCAATAAGAGGATCAGGACTTATGGCAGGTGGTAGTGCTTAAATGCCGATATTTCTCTGTTTTCTAAATTAATAATGAAAACAAGAGTTAGAGCAGATAACGGAGTTGCAGGTTTGACAATTTTATTGTCATTGGTAACCATGTTATTTGTTATCGGCCTTTTAGTAATGATTTTCTCTCTTATGGGGGGGGAGTTACGAGATGCCACTTTTACAACAACTGCCGTTGCCGTTACAAATGAAAGTGGATTTTATTTGAACGGTACAACTTATACAGTTGATGGTGCATCTGCAAATGATTTCTCTGCCTTTACAGTTACTGCTGTGCATAATGCAACAGATGGTGCTGTGATTGGAGTGGGGAATGTAACGGCAGGTGCAACAGGTACTGTTGTTAATGCAACTTCCACATGGAACGGTGCATATGCAGTAAATGTATCATACACCTACAACTACGGTGCAGAAAACACAGCAACAGGAGTGATCAATGATACAACAGCATCAATCTCCACAGTAACTGATTGGTATCCAATCTTTATTGTGATCGGTGCAATGGTTGTATTGATCTTATTAACTGTGATCATAATTACAGCAATAAGAGGATCAGGCCTGATGGCAGGTGAAAGTGCATAAGGTAACAATAATTTTTTATTTTATTTCTTTTTTTTGAGGCCTTAATTGGCCTCAAAGGTTTTTTTCTTTTTATCCAAACATTTATATACTTATTATACATCAATTATACATGGCAGACAGAACGACAATCAACATTGAGAAAAAGATCAGAGAAGAGTTGAACAAATGTAAGAATTACAAAAGGGAAACCTACGACGAGGTTTTAAAGAGATTAATTAAAGACAAAGCAAAATTAAAGAGGGATCTATAAATGGCAAACCAAAACCCAACAAGGCCACAGGATATTGATAAGATCATAAGTCAGTTGTTAAATCCAAAGGAAACACAACAGCAAAGAAATGAGAGGATCAGAAAGGAGGTACAAAAACTTTTACAACGATAAAATGGGATTTTTTGATAATTTAAAAAAAGGTGCAAAGAGTTATGTTGATCAATACAAAAAGACATCAGCAGATAACCGAGCATACAGAAATGAGGTGAATGATGCAGTTAAGAAAGCCAAAAGAGAGGCCTTTAAAAAAGAGGCAATTAAACAGGCACAATTGAGAGCAAAGATCCAAGCAAAGCAAAAGTTTAATCCAACTCAACAAGCATCAGGTTTGGGAGGAGGAATGAGTGCAGAGGCAAGAGCAATAATTTATGGATCAGGATTTGGATCACCATCATTGCCAAAGGAGAAAGTTGTGCAAAGGATCGTGCAGAATAGATCAGGAAAGAAGAAAAAGAAAGGATCAAAGACAAGAACAATTGTAAAATATGTTGAAAAGCCAAAATCTTCTGATCCGATGAGAGATCTTTTAAACTCATTGCCTGATTAATCTCCACAGGAAACATACCTTTTATGTGTAATTCTTAACCCTTATTTCCTATGGAAACATTTAAATAATTGTGTGTATTAGATTTCTTAACGAAAAAGGAGGGTTTAAAGAAAGTGTTTGGGCGATTGTCAGGCCTTATACCCCATCACAACCCTCTTTTTTTATGATACCCTCTCTCCCCATCATTTCTCATGGAAACTGTATGGTTATAATTAACCATATAATCTATACACACAATTTTACTCTTTTAGAATGAACAACAATGTTTAAATATGAAGTTCATGTTTAACCCCTATGGTAACCCCTAAAAAGAGATGTGAAGTTGATGGTATTTTTGATCTTCTTAAAGCAGGTTTTTCAAAGAAACAAATTAAAGAAAAGTTGGCCATAAAGGATACAACTTTGAGTAATCATCTTCGGAGATTAGAAGAAAATAATAAAATTAAAAGAGTTGGAAAATATGAAATTAGAATTATATCAACTTCACCTTTGCACCCTACGGTAACTAAAAACAAACTTCACATTGGATTTAATAAAAGAGGACATGCACACAATTTTGTAATTCATTTCTCAAAAAAAATTGATCTTTTAAAATTGCCAAAAGTAAGGCAGGACAAGGAGTTGGGGATCATAAAAGAGTTAAAGTTTGGATCGTTGAAATTTGTTAAAAAAGGATTTACAATTTGGATCAACAAAAACAATTTAACTTTTTACTCAAACAATTCTTATTACTCAAAAGATGCTTTGCACTCAAAATTTTATGCTTTGAGAGATGCAGATACTTTGGCAGAGAATTTGATCATAAAATATGGATTTCCAAAATACTATGGGATAGAGATTTTTAGAGAACATTATGGCCTGATCTTCAACAAGTTTGCACAATGGTTAAACAAACAAGGAAAAAAGATGTATGTGCAGGACAAAAAAGGAAAATCAATCTTATGGGTTGATAAATCAAGGAAAGATGACATTGGCCTTGAAGAATTTGAGGCAGAAGATCCAATAAAGATAAACAATGCAGATACTTTTTTTGATAGTCATCAAAAGCATGGGTTTAAAGTTGATGCAGATTACATCCTTAAAAATAAAGAAAAAACAGACAAGAAGTTGCAAGGCCATGATCAAGTGATTGAGAAATCCATGCAAGTACTTCAAGGATATGCAGAACAAATTGCTTTACATTTAGAAGTTGAAAAAGAGCAATTGATCACCCAAAAGAAAATGCAGGAAATGTTGGAAAAAATAAGCACACACACAAAATCATAACATTTATAAACTTCATTAAACTAAATAAAATAAGATAAAATGAAGATAACAATTGATGGCAAGGTTTGTGAAGTAAGTTTTTGGGGTTTTTTTAAAGGATACATTCTCTCACAACTTCTTGTTTATGGAGTTTTGATCTTGATCTTTTTCTTAATAGGAGTGTTTATCGCATGAAAAAGAAATTAAAAAAAATTGGATCTGATGGCCTTATGATCTATTTCACAAAAGAGGAGATTGAGATGTATGGATTAGTTGAGGGAGATGTAATTGATCTTGATGATATGTTGATCCAAGAGAGAGGTAAAGACAATGCAAATTGAGATCACAGAAAAAGAAAAAACTGCATTAAGTATCCTTTTAGGATTAAGGCAGAAATTTGCAAAGGAGAAAAAATCAGATCAAACTTATTCTGCAATTGAGTTGCATAAACTTTTTACTGAATTGATTGGAAAGATCAACAGAAATGAATTAAGATATTTAGACACAATAACTGTTGCACACACTCCTGAAAAGCCAAGAGATGAAGTTTGGGGAGAGATTGATGATGCAATTGAAAGATCAAAGATCAAAAGATATGATTGGAATAAAGTTTTTGGAAAGAGTTTAACCCAAGAGATCCTTTACATCAAAAAGAGTGGCCTGAATGTTGATGAGGCATTTAAGAAATTATCCCAAGACAAAAGAGTTTTGAATTTTATTGATGATCACAAGAGAGAAAAGAAAAAGATCCTTGAAAACTTAAAGATCTCTGTTCATGCAAGATTTGGAGAAAATAACACAGCAAAGAAAGTGATGGAGGATCAAGATGACGAAATTGAAGATTTCAATTGAAACTCACAGAGATTTTGATAATCAATCAGAGGCAAGAGATTATCTTAAAAAACTAATTGATGCAGGAGTTTTGTTTATCCATTCTTATTCTTTAAACAGCAAAACAAGGATTGATGTTAATGAAACAACTTATTATCAAACACAAGCAGAGGCAAAGATCGGATTAAAGAAATTTGTTGATGCAGGGATTTTATATTTGGAGGTAAAAAATGATTGATTGGTTGATCTTTGTTGTGTTGGGAGTTTTGGTTTTGGCAAGTTTTCTTGATCTAAAATACAAGGCCGTGCCATCTGTACTTTTAACAGGGATGATCTTTGCAGTTTTACTTTTGAGGCCTGATAATTTATTGTTTGGGATCATTGCCTTTGTTTTTGCAATTATGATCAGGGATTTGATCTCTGATGTTGCAGGTATGGAGTTTGGAGTTGCAGACATTAAGATCCTTGTGATCATGGGATTGCTTTTAACAAACTTTGCAAGTTTAATGATCATGATCATCATGTTTTTGATTTTCCAATTTGCATACACAGTTGTTTGGAGATGGAAAGTATCAAAGACAGAAGAGATGCCATTTATCCCTTGTTTGTTGGCAGTTTATGTTGCATTGATCCTTGTTGGAGGTGTAGCATGATGACAGTAAGAGAGCAAGTACTTTGGCAAAAGTACAGAGAATTATCAAAGAAAAAACTCATTTCAATTGATGATATTCATGATCTTATGGATGCAACAGAAAAACTTTTAATGAATTACAGAGAGGCAGTTGAGAGCCGTGATAAATTCAAAGCACAGATTAAAGATCTTAAAAAAGAAATAAAAAAAACAAAAGGAGGTAAAAAATAAGATGAATAATTTTGTTGGATACTTTGGGATCTTTACAATTGTTGTTATGTTGTTGTTAGTTTGGTACTTTTATTTAAGAATAAGGAGGAAAAAATAAGATGGGTACAAATGAAGTTTTGGGATTGAGAAGTATTGCAGATTATCAAAAGAAAGGTTTTGGAGAACTAATTGGCCTTTATTTGAGAGAGGCATGGTACTTTGAGAAACCAATTGAGAAATTGATCCTTGTTGGATTATGTCTTTTGGGAATGTGGAAAATCTTTGGATGGATCTTTTAAGATGAAAAAGATTGAGATCATCAGGGGGATCATTGAACTGTGGAGATTGGAGGAGTTATCAAAAGATAAGGCCTTTGATTTAATTAAATCTGTTATGGAGAAAACCACAACAGGATCAAATAAAAACTTTGAAAAAAGAGAATAAATTAAAGGAGGTAAAAAATGGGAGAAAAAGTTGAATGTGAAAGATGTAAGGAAACAATAAACAGAGATAAGGATCTGCATGTTAGTTTGGGAACTCACGACGGAAAAAAAGTAAGACAGATGGTTTATTTTCATTTCAATTGTTGGAGGCAACACTTTGAAGAAAAGACAAGAGAAAAAGCAGAGAACATTGTTAATCACATGCAGGAGAAGATGATGCCAATTGCAAAACAGATGACAGAGAAGTTAAAAGAGGCAATTGATAAGGGTGGCCAACAAGTTGTACAGTTTTAACAAAACATTTATAAATATAGTGTGTGTGTAAATAACATGGTTGATAAAGAGAGTGAAAAGCAAGAGGTTAAAAAAAATACCTGTTCAAAGTGTGGATCAGGACAAACTTATGTTAGAATAAAAGAGGGATCTCGTGTTTGTCGTAGTTGTGGCAACATTGATCCTATTGAGGATTAACAATGGCAGTTGATATTGGCCAATTAAATTTTTTGAAAGGTGTTGGAATAGGCAACATCGGTTTAGCATTACTTATTTTCTTTTTAGCAATTTTAATTGTTGGAATGATAGGATTTGGAGTTTGGTTTTATCTTCAAAAGAAACAACTCAAATATTTTATTCCTTTGTACAAGATGATTGGTGCAAGGCCAATTAAGATTGCAACTTATAAAGCAAAAGATTTCAAGATCGGATTTGCAGGAGATAAACTTTGGTATGTGCCAAAGGCCAAGAAATACATTGCATGTGGTACAATTCAAACTGCACCAAATGAATATCCTCACTTTGAGAGAGAAGATGGGGAATGGATCAACTTTGGTTTGGGGGATATTGATGCAGATATGAAACAGGCAGGGGTTAAGTATGTTCATAATGACATGAGATCTCAAAGAATTGCTATAAGTAACCTTTTAGAGCAGAGATTTAAAGGAAAACAATCTTTTTGGGAAAAGTACGGCCATTTGATCACTCATGCCATCTTTTATTTGATTGTAATGATTGCAATGGTTGTTGTATTTCACCAATGGGGAACAATAGTGGATAAAACAAATCTTCTCTTTGATAAAATTGTGGCCTATGAGGATCTTAAATGCCCTGCAAACACAGGAGTTGTACCTGCATTGGTATTCTTTGCATTAAAGCCATTTAGGAGGAGAAAGTAATGGTTGAGGTTGCAGTTTTTATGAAAGGATTGGGTGTAATGATCCTTGTTGTTTTGTTTTTGGGAGGTTTGGGATATTGGATGATCACTTTAATCAAAAAAGTTAATCCTGATCTCAAATATTGGTTTAAGTACAAGATTTTAAGGAAAAAGTACAATGAGCAAGATGTTGCAATGCTTTTGGAGGATTTGGAGGAGGGAGTTAATGAGGGAGAATTGTTTAAGGCCATCATGTTATCAAATAAAATAACTCCTGATCATGCAAAAGAGTTAATTTACATTTACAAAGAAATTAAAAAAATACAATTGAAAGGAGGTAATGCAAAATGAGTGATCTTGACAAATTAATGACAAAATTAAAGAAAAAAGAAGAGCCAAAAGCCGAGCCATCACAAGATCTTGAAGATGATCAAGATGAAGAGGATGAAGAATACCAAGAGGATGAGGAGGACTTTGACGACGAGGATCAAGATGAGGAAAGTGAAGAGGGAGAAGAAGAGGCAGAAGAAAGTAAGCCAATTCCTAAACCGAAACCTGTAAAACCCAAAAAACATGATCCTGTTGATCCTATTCCTGCAAATGTTAATGATCAACATTCAATTGAGAGTGAAGTTGCCCTTTTACAAAATGACGGCATTTTTAGAAGAGAGTTACTTTTAACCTTGAAAGAGTTGGTTGATGTTCATAAAGTAAATACTCAAACTCTCCTTGATATAAAGAAAAAGTTTGATGAGGCAGATGGCACAAAAAAATCCAAGTAAGGAGTTTGAAGAACGAAAGGCCTTAATAGATCTACAAAAATCTTGTGATCTTGAAAAACATCAATTGAGGATGAAAGAGTTGGAGTACATGAGAGAGAGTGATCTTTTAAGACACAATCAGGAAATGGAAAGACAAAGGATCAAGAGTGCCGAGATCAGAAAGATGCAGGAGAGGAAAGAGTTTGCAAACATGAGGAAATATGGATAAACGGAAATTTTTTACTTTTTTATATGTAATTCTTATAATCGGAGTTTTGCTTTTCATGGTATGGTTTGTATCATGGTTAAAGAGTGAGAGTGCAATGTGCATGAAATCACCCATAACTTATTTTGAAGAAAAGAACGAGGGTGCAAGTTGCAGTTGCTATAAAGACGGTGTAAAGTGGCC